CTGGGACTTTAAACCCCAGGCCCCCAACCCTTTTGTGCCCTCCAAAGGTACAACAGTGTTTCCAAACTATTCAACAATTTATATATCCCAAGATAGGCCATCTAAGATTGGCCAGAATTTGCGAATACCCAACAGGATCAACAACAACCGAAACAGCTACAATCCGCCCCTCAGGGCCCATGGCCTCCCAAGCCTAACCCGGCGATGGCCACCAGGGAGTTTGACCCGCTAAACGCGGCTTGCTACCCAATTGGAGCTAAGAATTCCGTCGAACAACTCCAGGATACTATCATCACCTCCACCCTTGAAGATTTCTCCAACCGAGTTGTCATCGCCGACTTCGCTGTTGACTGGCCCCTCCAGAAGTGGTTCGCCCAAACAACTGGTTGCCACCTACTGGAGAATGGCGGCACCGCCCACCTGGCAGCCATCGCCTCTGGCGTCACCAAGATCCAGGCCAACCCCGATCCTAACCCAATAAATTCTCACCCTATGCCCCACGCCCTGTCACAATGGCTCGAACAGCGCGAGTTCGCAAAGATGAGAAAACGGGCTGACTGCTTTGAGGTAGGCCCCAGCCCTAAAGACCTCCCTGAACATCCATGGTCCACCCTCCTGGACGGTCGCACCCAGATCAGATTCATTGAGGCAAGCAGGAAAGAGCACACGGCCCGCCAGAACGCGGCTCCTCTCCTGCACGGCCAAGGAGCCCAGCATGACTACACCCCCTGCCAGACCCTTTTTGGGAACATGGTAGGACACGACATCACCTACGCCGATGTCTATGCCATGTTTGACGCCCATGCCGCTACATCAGGGAAATTCAGCCTCATGCTCCCAACGGAGGTCTATCTGGGCGTCGACTACGTCGACACCAAGAACAACACCACTTACACCTTCAACCACAACGCTGACCGCGTCTCTGTCAGCCTGGGTGATCTCTCCTTCTGTTACACCCACAGGATTAGCACCCTCAAACAGTGGTTGTGCCAGCCCAGCTATGATGGCCCCAACTTCAGCCTGGCCTTCGAGATCGTCCGCTCAGCGGGCCACGTGATCGTCGTCAAGGTCACCCGCGTCACCCGGAAGACAATTGTGGCCCGCCGCCTCGATTTTAACAACAACAACATGATCCGGATCTTCGACGTGGCCGCCCTCCTCCCGTTCATAGCCAAGTGGGGCGACACGATTCTCGGCAAATTCATCACGCCGAAGCTCCTCACTGACCTTCTGGAGAAGGTGCGGTGCTACTGGATCCCGGCCACAATCTGGAACAAGGCCTGCGCCTTTGGAGACGCCAGAGAGGATAAGAACATGACGCGCCAGGGCATGCAATCCTACCTCACCTCTCTCTGTTACCAGATCACCATCTCCGGTAATATCATCCAGGAAGGCTTCAGCATGTCCCCTGAGTGCCACTGGGCTGTCTCCATGTCCCTCATGATCGGCTGCCTTATCAGGAGGTTCCAGGCCACTAAAGCTCTCTCATTCCTCATAACTGAAATCCAGAACAACAAGGGCAGCATCTGGAATAAGATAGTCAACACCTTCAGTCTCGCCTGGGCCACCCTCATGCGCCGCAGCCCGACTGATTACCTCAACCCCTACTCCTTCGAGAACATGAATGCCCTCACAGGAATGAGCCGCCGGCACTACACCTTGATGAGGTTGATGAATGCCATGCCTCACCAGGTCGAGGAGGTGTTCAACAGCACAGTGGACCATGGGTTGGCCACCATCCACAACCTGCCAACCAACGCCATCCGCTATCTCCTCGATCCGGACCAGGATGGCTATTGCTACCATCATTGTTTTACCGCGGTCACTGGGCTCATCTGCACCTTGCCGCCCTACCCCTCGCCCGCGGCCATCCTGGCGTATGAGCAGGCCCACAACTTCCCGACGCCGAGCCCGATTCAGTGCGTCAACGGGCACGCCACAGTCACCGTTAATTCGGCTGACGTCTGCGAACATGGCGTCGCCCGACTCGCCATGCCCAGCGCCAACCAGGCCCCTCTCGTCCGGCTGGTTGAGGACTTTCAAGCCAACCTGAAGCACCTGCGCACTGGGCCCGCAGGCGGCCGCAATTATCACAAGACCAAGGAGATCCTCGGCATTCTGGACACCGGGTTCAGCCCCATCCACAACTTGTGTGCCCTGCCCCTGAACGACCTTTCGGCCTGGCACGGAATCCCGGTGATCCACCACGTGCACTCGGAATCCAATGACCTCCCTTCAACCCGGCTGTTGGTCCTGCCCAAGTCGCATGGAGTGATCTTCGATACCAACCTTCTCTGCGGCAAGTGCATGCCCGCCGAGCGGAGGCCGGTCATAGCAGATTTCGGCGCGAACGGAGTGGATCCCCACCAACACTTCGTGCAGCTCATGAACCTCCTGGGCCACACCCCAAAGGGCTGTTACAAGATTCAGGATTTCTTCCAGGCCGTCAACGCTCACAAACAACTCAGTGAGCTAGTCCAGAAGCTCGTGGTTTTCGCCCTCGAGAACGGTTCCCCTTACGAGCGTTTCGTTTTCTGGGGCGTGCCGCTCCCAGCTGGCTACTACAGAGGTTCGAGCTTCACTACCTGGCGCGACATGCAGGAGAAGCTCACTTTCGGCCGCGCGCGCCCGCTGATCGCGTTGCTCTGGGCCCGCCGTTTCGGTAACGCCTGGAAGGACAAGGCTAACTATCGCGCGACCGCCAAGCTTGCCCTAAGGCTGATGACCCAGCTCCAAAGGCAGAACGCCGCCCACACCCTTTGCAGTGCCCTGCGCAAGACTCTGGTGCGCCGCAACTTCTACGTCCGGCGGTTCCTCAAGCAGCATGCCGCTTCCCTGCAAGCCGCCCAGACCCGCGCCCAGGCCGCTGTGACGCTCAAGGCCAAGATGCCGCGCATCAGGCAGAAGATCCGACTCCTAGGGGTTTTGGCACTCGCGACCAAGCGCAAGAAACAGCTGGTCCGCCGGCACTGGCGCTCCATCGCTTGCGCCGCCCGCTTTGCCGGAGCCATGGATTCCAACCTTAGCGCCATCCGAGCGGCGGCTGCTCAGAAACTCGCCCACGCGGCCCAGCAGGCTGCCGCTCAGGCCGCGGCTCCGCAGCCGCTGTCTGGCCCCACTGCCAGCCATGTCTTCGATCACAATCTGTGGGCCAAGAGCGCGACTAGGGAGGTCAGCCGCGTCACCCGCAAGCACGTCCGCGCAGTGCCAACGCCTCTCACCCAGCCGGTCACCGTCAACGACTTCGCGTCATGGTGCTCCAACCCGACTAGCGACCTCCAACTAGGACCAGACCTCGCCATTCAGGCCGCAGTTTATCTCGAGGATCCCTCTAACAAGGAACTCAGGAAGACCATTTATTCCAGGGAACTGACGCTCCTCGCGTGCTTTCCTTATGGAGCTATCGACCGGGCGTTCCACGGAGTGCTCGTGGCCAACAAAAACGGGATCTTCGGCATTGCGGCTAAGATCAATGTCCCCTCTCCTACACCCTTTAACATCAACCACGGGAATCTGAACGTCAAGTATGAACTCAACATCATGCTCAAAACGCTCGACGTGAAGTCACCCAAGTATGGGGAAGTGAACAAAGCTGCCAAGGATTACATCAAGGCCAACAACACCATCTCCAGCAAGCTCGAGAACAAACTCCATATCATCAATGGTATTCCGGGCAGTGGCAAGTCTACCTACATCACCAAGCTGTTTGCTAAGGGCGGCTACGACATGATAGTCTGCCCGACAGCCGCTCTCGCCGCCGAGTTCAGGAGTGCTGGCATCCCATGCTACACAACCGTCACGGCCATCCCGAGAGTGGCTGGGAAGAACCTCATGATAGATGAGTGCTTCAAGATGCCCATCATCGAGCTCATGTACATCTTGACTCACTGCAAGTCGGCCCTCCTCGTCGGGGATTCAGAGCAGACCAGCTTCAATCCCAAGGATTACAAGCAAGTTACCAACCTGCGGCCCCTGGCAAGCTTTGTGCCCTCCGATGCAGCTCGCATGAGCGTCAGCCGCTCCGTCCCGATTGACGTCATGCGCTGGATTCACCACCGCTTTCCGGAGAAGAGGGGCTACAAGACCACAAGCGACGTCCTGGACTCCGTCCTCTATTTCAAGAAGAGGGCCCATGAGACTGGTGAAGACCTGCTGAACTTCACCCTCAAACCCGAGGGTAGCGATCAGAAGTCGGCCGTTTTCACCTTCTCCAAGGCCACGTCTGAGCGGCTCAAGATACCCACCATCAATGCCATGCAGGGGTACCGCCACCAGGTTTGTGGTCTGCACCTTTCAACAACCTGCGTGCAGACCTTGATGCTGGTTCCGGCCCAGTTGTACGTCGCGATGACCCGGCACACCAAGAAGCTCAGCATCTTTCTAGACAGTGACACCGGGAAAGTACACGTCGACACGTCGCCTGCCCACATCTGCTTCTGCGCCCCTGGCAGCCCTTCCAGTTCCTGCTACAAGATCCCTGGCAACTCATGTTACCCCTCTTGCCACGACGGCAGTCCCATTGGCTCCCGCAGCCACAACACACTAACTGGCGCCGTCGGCCAAATAGACGTGGCTTTCCATGAGGGTACCTTTGGCGCGAAGACGATCGACGAAACTCGCCACTTCGACGTCCCCACCGAAGCCCAGATCAACATGCACGCGCACGGCGACATCCCACTGATCGACCTCGTCGAGACGGTGCTAAATCAGAATGCCAGCACCACTGCCGAGCTCGAATCTGAGGATACCGTCGTGCTGGAGACCTTGATCCCGCCTCTTAAAGAAGTCTCCCATTTACACGTCTGCGACATCTTAGGCAAGATCGGGCCCACCACCAGCGGGGCTTTTGAAGAGAAGCGCGAGTATGGTTTCGCCAACCTCGGGGATATCCAGGACAAGATGCTCAAGATCAAGACCAAGAACCGCCCCATCCTGGATCCTAACACCTCAGACAAGATGCGCCGCATGGTCCCGCTCATCAGATGCCGCAGTCGCCGCCAACAGAACACCTGCGACCAGGCCCTGCAATCGGCCATAGCTCGCTACTCCGGCACGCACAACAAGAAGATGCAGGCCCAGGCCGTGGAGGAAGAGACTCTCATGCGCGGTTTGAGCCAGTTCGTCGACCTTTCGGAGATGGTCCGAGTGGTGCCCGAGATGCTCGCCATAGCCCAGGCTGAAGCTTGCGAGAATATAGTCAAGAAGCACAACCCCAAGAGGCAGGAAGAGGGGCTCTACGGCTCCACGGGCTTCGCCACTTTCATGAGCCCGAACTTCCACAAGCCGCAGGACAAACCCGGCCTCACGCCCAATGGCTGGGAGAGGGAGACCGCCCCGGGCTCAGGCAAGCTCAAGGCTGGTCAACCCATCTCGGCCGCCCCCAAGACTGTCAACCACATCACGATGGCTTGGGTGCGTTGCCTTGAGCTCTGCATCATCAAGGCGCTCAAACCCGGCGTGGTGCTTCCCAACGGCAATTCTACGAAGGACTTCAAGACTAAGATGGACGCGGCCATCAAGAACCTGAAGCCTGGGCGTTACACCACCCTGTGCACAGACATCACAGAGCAGGACACCACGAAGACCCCGGCTATCCACGGTGTCATCAAGTCCCTGTTCCGCGCCATCGGGACCCCGGAGAAGGTGATCGACGTCCTTTTTTCCTTGTTGAAGAATTGGACTGCCCGAGGTTTCGATTACTCCCTCCACGGGCTCAATGCCTTCCTCAGCGGCATTTCGATGACGTACATCCACAACACCCTGGATAACATGTGCCGGGTCGGGGCCGCCTACACCTTCTCGACCCCCTTCGTCGCCGGGTTCAAAGGCGATGATGGCATAGTCATCAGCGAGCACAGGACGCGAAATCGCGTCGCGCCTGGGCTCAAGATCGAGGAGGGCATCACCGGCACCTTTGTCGGATACCTCGTCGGTGATGTCCTCACTCTGGATCTTCCGCGCCTTGCCAACAAGGCCGCCTGCAGGACCTACACCACGGAGAAGCAGGCCCACGAGTACCGCGTCGCGATCGCCGACCAGCTCGCCCTCATCAACAACAACGACGAGGCCCACCACATGATCACCCTGAACGCTTATCACTACAAGCTGAGCAGGGAGGACATGGAGGTGCTGTGGACCTACCTGGTCACCTTCGCCCAGGGCTCTGTGGCCTTCGACTGGCACGCCCGCACCACCAAGCTAACGCCAGTCTGGTCCTACAAGAAGATCTTCTCTTAGAATCTCAACTTTGATTTCGTCCCTTTTATATCGTCATTTGTCTTACAGTATATATTCATTGATTTAGTTATGTCCAAGCCTATCATCATGGCCAATTCCAAAGTACCCGATTTCTCGAATCTCACGGGGGTTCAATCTGTCTCACTGCACCCCCAACAACTAACCTATCTAACTCGTCTGATGAGGAATTCTTCCCTCCTGCTCCCTTACCTCGA